GAAAAGTACATGGGGAGCCTCAAGCAGGGCGTCCCCATGCTGCTCGACGGCGGGCTCAAGTGGGCCTCGCTGTCGATCAACCCGGTCGACGCGCAGATGCTGGAGAGCCGCAAGTTCAGCGGCGAGCAGATCTGCCGGATCTTCGGGGTGCCGCCGGCGATGGTCGGCTTTGGCGACAAGGCGTCCAACTGGGGCACCGGCAAAGAGACCGACGTCCTCGGCTTCCAGAAATTCACCCTGCGCAAGCGCCTGAAGCGCATCGAACAGGCCCTCCTGAAGCAGCTTGTGCCCCTGGCCGAGCAGCGCGCGCAGGGCCTGACGATCGAGTTCAACTTCGAGGGCCTGCTCCGGGGCGACACCGCCAGCCGGTATGACGCCTACGAGCGCGCCATCCGCATGGGGATCGCGACCCGCAACGAGGTCCGTGCGCTCGAAAACCTGCCCCCGATCGAGGGCGGCGACGTGGTGACGGTGCAGATGCAGGACGTGCCGCTCGCGAGCGCCATCAATCCGCCTGCAGCACCGACGGTCTAGGAGACCCGCGATGAACAAGCGCACCGCGCCGGTCCTTGAGATCAAGGCGCTGAAGGAGACCGGCGAATTCGAGGGCTACGGCTCCACCTTCGGCGGCGAGCCGGACGCCTATGGCGATGTGATCGCCCCCGGCGCCTACACCGACAGCCTCGCAGCCCACCGCGCCAAAGGCACGATGCCGAAGCTGTTCTGGCAGCACGACCCGAGCGAGCCGATCGGCAAGTACTTCGACGCGGTCGAGGACAGCCACGGCCTCCTGATGCGCGGGCGGCTCAATATGGAGGTGCAGCGGGGCCGCGAGGCGCACGCGCTGCTCAAGTCCGGCGACATCGACGGCCTGTCGATCGGCTACCGCATCAAGGAATACAGCGTCGACACGGATACGGGCGTCTGGACGCTCGAAAAGCTGGACCTGATCGAGGTCAGCATCGTGTCGGTCGGCGCCAACGAGAACGCGGTCGTGCAGAGCGTGAAGGCCGCCAAGGCCGCGCACGACCTCACCGAGAAGCTGAAGGCCGGGGACCGGCTGACAGAGCGAGAGTTCGAGGTCTGGCTCAAGGGGCTGGGCTTCTCGAACTCGCAGGCGGAGCGCGCCGCGCGCCTCCACCTGAAGGGGCAGGGGGAACCTGCCGACGCGGCTGACGACGGGCGGGCCTTCCTGCTCGCCCTCATGGGCTGACCAGCCCGCATCAACCGAAAATCTGGAGGGTTCCCATGTCGGAACAGAAGAGCGCGGCCGAGCTGGCCGCGGAGGTCAAGCGCGACTTCGAGACCAAGCACGACAAGGTCAAGGAGATCGCCGAGAAGGCGCTCGCCGAGGCCGAGAAGGGCGTTGCCGCGTCCGATACGGTCAAGGGCCTGGCCGATCAGGCCATCACCGGCATGAACGAGGCCAAGGCCCGTCTCGACGAGATGGAGCAGAAGCTCGCTCGGCGTCGCGACGGCGGCGATACCCCGCGCAGCGCCGGCGAGCGCTTCGTCGAGGACGAGGGCTTCAAGTCCTTCGCCGGGCAGACCCGCCCGCGCGGTCGCCACATCGTCGAGGTTAAGGACATCACGTCGCTGACCACCGACGCGGCGGGCTCCGCCGGCTCGCTGATCCAGAACGATCGGCGCGGCCTGCAAGTCGAGATCCCGCAGCGTCGGATGACGGTGCGTGCGCTGCTCGCCCAGGGCAACACCACCAGCAACACGATCGAGTACGACCGCGAGAAGCTGTTCACGAACAACGCCGCGCCGGTCGCCGAGGGCGCCCTCAAGCCGCAGTCCGAGCTGCAGTTCGAGGACGCGACCGCCACCGTGCGGACGATCGCGCACTGGATGCGGGCGTCGGTGCAGATCCTGGCGGATGCGCCGGCCATGCGCTCCATCATCGATCAGCGCCTGCGCTACGGTCTGGCCTACGTCGAGGAAGCTCAGCTCCTCAACGGATCCGGCACCGGCCAGAACCTCCTCGGCCTCGTCACGGCGGCCACCGCCTACGCGGCGCCCGGCGGGCTCACCGCCGCGTCGCAGGTGGACATCCTCCGCCTGATGATCCTGCAGGCGGCGCTCGCCGAGTTCCCGCCGAACGGCATGGTCCTGAACCCGATCGATTGGGCCGCGATCGAGATGCAGAAGGACGGCCAGGGCCGCTACCTGATCGGCAACCCGCAGGGCACCATCTCGCCGACCCTCTGGGGTCTGCCGGTCGTGGCGACGCAGGCGATGGGCGTCGACAAGGCGCTCGTCGGCGCCTTCAACATGGCCGCCCAGATCTTCGACCGGCAGGACGCCACCGTCGAGGTCTCGACCGAGGACCAGGACAACTTCGTCAAGAACAAGGTCACGATCCGCGCCGAGGAGCGTCTGGCCCTGGCGATCTATCGCCCGCAGGCCATCGTCTACGGCGATCTCGGCCGCGTCGCGTAACCCGGTCGGCTAATGCAGGCGGGCGGCTCCGGCCGCCCGCTCCATGAGCCGAAAGGAGATGGGCATGATCAAGGCAATCCTCACCAAGCCGCTCGACGGCCTTCCCGAAGGGACCGAGCGCGAGTTCGACAAGGCGGACTTCGATAACCTGAAGGCCATGGGGGCGGTACGCGCCGCACGTAGCGGCGACGAGAAGGCGGCCCCGGCGGTCGCGAACAAGGCGGCGCCGCCCGCCGAGAACAAGGCCGATATCGTGTCGCGACCGGCCCGCAAGGTCTGATCCGCCAGTGCGCGTCACGGTCATCACCCCGCCGGAGCCGGTCGTCTCGCTCGTCGAGGCGAAGCGGCACCTGCGCGTCGAGCACGACAGCGACGACGCTTACATCGAGGGGCTGATCGCGGTCGCGACGGCGTGGCTCGACGCGCCGGACGGCTGGCTCGGCCGGGCGCTCGGTGAGCAGACGCTGGAGGCCTCGTTCCCGGCCCGGTGCGTGCCGGACATGCGCGATCTCCCCTATCAGCCGTTCCTCTCCCTGGTGAGCAGCACGCCCTCCACCGACGGCCGCGATACCGTTGTGCGGTGGAAGGCCGGCTATCCGGTGATGGACGGCAAGAGCACCGTCCCGGCGCCGATCCGGCACGCCATTCTCCTGATGGTCGGGCACCTGTTCGCGCACCGGGACGCGGTGACGGCCACGACGGCGAAGCCCGAGCAATTGCCGCTCGGGGTCGAGGCGCTGCTGTCCCCCTATCGGGTGTGGCGGGTCTGATGCCGGCCGCAGGCGACATGCGGGAGCGCGTGCGCTTCGAGGCGCGTGGCGGCACCGATGACGGATACGGCAACACGGTGCCGGGCGCGTTCGAGGCGCAGTTCTCGCGGGCCGCGCAGTTCCTGATGAAGCCGGGATCCGAGGCGATGCAGGCCGCGCGCCTCCAGAGCCAGCAGCCGGTGAACATGATCGTCCGGTTCGACCCCCAGACGCGCACGATCACGCCTGAATGGCGGGCGGTCGATGAGCGCACAGGCGTCGTCTACGCGATCCGGGCAGTCGAGGACATGGACCGGCGCCGGCAATGGCTGACGCTGGTCTGCGTGGCGGGTGAGGTGGCGTGATGGCTCAGACGAACGTGACCGTGAAGCTCAAGCTCGCATGGTGGTTTCCGATCCTCGTGCGGGTGCTGGCGCCCTTCGGCTGGCTCGGGCTCCGGATGCCCGACCGGCTCACTGGGTGGATCGCCGAGAAGGCCACGAAGGCCGAATTGGCCTGATGGCCCAGCGTGTCCGCTTCCTCCGAGACTTCGACTTCTGGCCGCGCTCCTCCGTCGTGGTGATGCACCGCGCCGGGCAGGAGAAGCGCCTCCCCCAAGCTCAGGTCGATGCCGCGCTCGCGGCCGGCGCTGCCGAGGTGATCGATGGCGAAGGGCGTCAAGACGAGCGGCCGAAGCGCGCTCCTGCGAAAGTTGGCCCTGCTGCCTCAAGCGGCACGTGAGGAGATCGGCAAGGCCATCAACCAGTCGGCGGAGGAGATCGCAGCGGCGCAGCGCCGCCAGGCGCCGAAGCGCACCGGCGCTCTCGAGCGCAGCATCGTGGTGAGCCGCGGCGGCGCGGTCCCGAAATACGCCTCCGTCGGCCGGGCCGGCGCCACGGACAAGGGCGACCCTGACCTGACGGTGATCGTGTCGGCCGGCAACAGCCAGGTCCGCTACGCCCACCTCGTCGAGTTCGGCACCGCCCCGCACGAGAACAAGGGCCTGTTTGAAGGCTCGCATAACCCCGGCGCCAAGCCGAAGCCGTTCTTCTTCCCGGTGTACCGGGCCTACCGCAAGCGGGTGAAGTCGCGAATGACCCGAGCCACGAAGAAGGCGGCGCGCGCCGTCGCGGCGAGCACAGGAGGCGGGGAATGAACGTCGACAAGAAGCTGGCCGCGTGGCTCAATAAGATCTGGCGCCGCCGGGGGCTCATCTTCCCGGAGGGTTACGCCGCAGAGTGGCTGGCACAGCAGACGGATCGGGAGCGGCGGCGCCTCATCGGGCTGATGGAGCGCGGGGCCAAGGTCTATTCGCCGAGCGAGTTGCGCCGCCTTGAGGCCACCCGCGCCAAGACGGCGGGCGCCGCGGCGTGAGCGCCGAGCTTGCGCTTCAGGGTGCCATCGTGAAGGCGCTTCGGGCCGTCCCGGCGCTGATGGCCGCCCCGCTGCAAGGCCGCATCCTCGACCGGGTGAACCTCGGGCAGGCCCGCCCCTACCTGCACCTGCGCTCGTTCCAGGGCGTCGACGACGGCTCCGACTGCGTGGACGGCTTGGAGATCTTCGCCGACCTCGACGTGTGGAGCGAGAACGTCGGCAAGCCCGAGGCTTCCCGCATCGCCGGCATCGTCCGCGACGCGCTGCACGAGCAGCCCCTCGAACTCGCCGCGCCCTGGTCGCTCGTCGAGATCGCCCACCGAGACACCACCATCGACGACAGCGAGGGCCTGCTGGTCAGGGCGAGGATGACGTTTCGGGCGTTGGTAGAAAAGATTTGAGCTAGGCCGCTGGTCTTCCTGCGATGTAAGATGGGGGCATGCGCTCGACCCGAATTCTGCTGATCCCGTGCAAGAGGTGCGGGGCTGACTTCGAGAAGCTGACGAACCCGCAAAAATACTGCAAGCCATGCGCCCTCACCCTAAAAAGGGAGCGCAACCGAGAGGCCGAACGTGCGAAGCGGCGCCTTGCAGGGGCGTCTGAGATCGGCTCCGTCATCCGCTGCTGCGATTGCAGCGCGGAATTCACCCTCCAAGGTGGAGGCCAGAGCCGATGCTCAGCCTGTACCGAGGTCGCCAAGGCGCAATCGAAAAGCCAGATCAATCAGCGGTATCGCCTCAAGCATGGAGATCGCATTCGAGCCGCCGAGGCCGAGTGGCGGAAGCGCAATCCAGAGATCGTGCGCGAGCGGGCGGCTCGACACAAAGAAGCCAAGCCGGACGCGCGACGCCTGAGTGCAGCGCGGTACAACGAGAAGAACCGGGCAGCGATCAACGAGAAGGCGCGGCAGCGGTCGCAGACGGAAGAGCGCAAGGCCTACGTCGCGGAGTGGTGCCGGCGGAAGAACGCGACCGATCCGAAGCACAACCTCGATCGTCGCATGAAGGGCGCGGTGAGGCGCCACCTTCGCGAAGGTAAACAAGGCCGAGCCTGGAAGGCCCTGGTCGGGTACTCCCTGGAAGAGCTTCACAGGCACATCGAACTGCAATTTTTGCCCGGGATGACCTGGGCCAACATGTCGGCTTGGCATGTCGACCATGTCCTGCCGCTCGCCAGCTTCAACTACGAGAGCGCGAGCGATCCCGAGTTCCGCGCCGCATGGGCGCTCACCAATCTCAGACCGCTCTGGTCGGTCGAGAACCTGCAGAAGGGCGCCAAGCGCGTCTTGCTGCTGTAGGCCGCCTCGGGCGGCTTCC